GGAAAATAGATTATCGGTATTAACTAGATCGTTTGAATTAGGCGATCATACATTTAAAGTAAGAGTGCCAAGCGTTCAAGAAATTGAAGCTATTTATAATTACTTTAAAAATCCTAATGAGGAAAAAGTTGAGCTTGAATATCAAAGAATGCTAAAAGAATTTGATGGCCTTAAAGAAAAAGAAGGCGTAGAGATAAAAGATAACGATATGGTTATTGATGGTAGGTCAATGAGAGAAACTGCCAAGAATAAACATATATTGCAACATAGAATAGTTGAATATATTAAATTTCTAATACCTGAAACTGGATCATTAGAAGATATAAATTATGAAGATGTAGAAACTGAATTTCCATTATCTGTTCAAATGACTTTAGTGGAAAAAATTAACGAAGTTATTAGCCCTGAATACAAAGACATAAAGTCAAAGTAGTAGGCTCGTTAAGAACCCAAGCGCGGGCGGCTATGGTCTTTAACGGGCATACAATACAAGATATAGACGCTTTAGATGAAGCAACCATGAATGAAATAACAGTCATGTATGCGGATGGGTTAGTTGGAAATAGAAGCTTATTAACTATGCAAGGAACTCTAGTTGCTGGAGTTTTTAATTATTTAAAAGCAAGTAATAGTTCACCCTATACTCTAAAAAGCGTTTTAGGTAGTGCTTATGAATATATTTATGGTATAGAAAAGGCTGATCCTAGCGAATCTTTACTTACATTTATGTCACAAGCGCCTGACTTTAAAATGGATAGATTTAAAGGTAAATAACAATGGCAATTATTTCAAGGTTAGCGGTTTTACTTGGGCTTGATGCAGGCGAATTTAATGCCAATCTAGGTAAAGCTAAAGACAAAGTAGAAGGCTTGATGGAACAGATTATGTTAATTACGCATTCAATGGTCGCGTAGGTCAATTCCAAGTTGATCCTAACCCAACTGCTGAAGCTAAATGTATGTTTACAGTTCATCCACGCGGCAACCAATACGGATGGTCTAACTCTTAATTAATTGAGGAAAAGAAATGACAACACAAGTTAAAACAACTGATGATCTATTAAGTTATTTGGTATCCCAAGCTGGTTCAGGTCAAAAGAACTGGTTTGGGTTTGCCCAACAACGCTTAACAGGCATTGCTTTAGCTCACGATATTGCTAAAAATCATGCTGATAAACTAACGCCCGAACAGGCCGTTGATTACGCTATTAAACTTAATAATACGATTTATCAAAAAATAATTAAGGCAGAATAATGAGTGTCAAGTTTGCCGTCAATGGCTTAAAAGAAACTCTTGCTACTCTTACATTATTTCAAGAGCAATTTGGCGACAAAGACGCAAAAAGTAAAGTATTAATACCAGCCGTTAGAGAAGCCATGAAACCTGTATTGGCTATGTCTAAAGCATTATCACCTAAAGACACAGGCACATTAGATCGTTCTTTATATATTACCGCAAGGCGACCTACTAGAAAAGATATGAAGTCAAGATATGTAACACCAAAAGATTCTGTTATATCTCTTGTTTCAACTCGACCAATTCCTAAAAAAGTAAAACAACAATTTCACTCTCAATATGGTAATTTAAAAGGTAAGGAATATAAAAAGGCTAGAAGGAAGTTTTATACTGAAGCTGGCGTTATGTTTGACGCTAGAGCAATAGCCAATGAGTTTGGAACGGCTAATATGTCAGCTAAACCATATTTGCGCGTATCATTAGAATCACAAGCCCAAGCCGTTGCAACAAGGTTAGGTTTAATTATTAAACAAAAAATGGATGCTTACAAAGCTAAAAATTTAACAACATAAGGAAAAGATATGAGTAAATTAGGATTAGCACTCGGTAAAAAATACGAGGAAAATAGATTATCAGTATTAACTAGGTCGTTTGAATTAGGCGATCATACATTTAAAGTAAGAGTGCCAAGCGTTCAAGAAATTGAAGCTATTTATAATTACTTTAAAAATCCTAATGAAGAAAAAATTGAAGCAGANTATCAGNTAATGATAAAAGCTTTTGAGAATCTTAAAGATCAAGAAGGTGTGGAAGTTAAAGATAATGACTTTATTATTGACGGCAGGTCAGTAAAAGAAACCGCTAAAAATAAACATATATTGCAACACAGAATAACTGAATATATTAAATTTCTAATACCTGAAACGGGATCATTAGAAGATATAACTTATGAAGATGTAGAAAATGAATTTCCATTAACAGTTCAAATGACTTTAGTGGAAAAAATTAATGAGGTTATTAGCCCTGACTATAAAGACATAAAGTCAAAGTAGTAAGCTCGTTAAGAACCCAAGTTCGCGCGTCTATGGTTTTTAACGGGCATACAATACAAGATATAGATGCGCTTGATGAAGCAACCATGAATGAAATAACAGTCATGTATGCGGATGGGTTAGTTGGAAATAGAGCTTTATTAAATATGCAAGGAACTCTAATAGCTGGAGTTTTTAATTATTTAAGAGCAAGTAGTAGCCAACCTTATACTCTAAAAAGCGTTTTAGGTAGTGCTTATGAATATTTTTATGGCATAGAAAAAGTTAATCCTAGCGATTCACTTATTTTATTTATGAGCCAAGCACCAAACTTTAAAATGGATAGATTTAAAGGTAAATAACTATGGCAATTATTTCAAGATTAGCGGTTTTACTTGGGCTTGATGCGGGCGAGTTTAATGCCAATCTAGGTAAAGCTAAAGATAAAGTAGAAGGCTTTAGCGCAGGTGCAAAATTATCATTAGGCGCAGTTGCGGTAGCCTTTACTGCTTCCGCTCGCGAAGCAATTAACTTTGCTGACAAAATAAACGATGTCGCTAAAGCTAATGAAATGTCCGTTCAATCTGTATTGCGTATGTCGCAAGCCTTATCAACAAATGGTGGTAATGCCGATGATGCTGGCAAACTCATGGCATCGTTCGCTAATAAAATTGATGAAGCCGCTCAAGGATCATCAAAAGCGCAAAAAGCATTTTTATCTATTGGCGTTTCTTTAAAAGATTTAAGAACGCTTGCTCCTCAAGAATTATTTGAAAAAACTATTAAATCCCTTGCTGGTGTTGAAGATACTGCTAAACGCAATGCGCTTGCTATGGATATGTTTGGCAGAGCTATTCGCGGTGTTGATATTAAAGGTATGGCGGATGAGTTTGAAAAAACTAAAAATCAATTTGCAGGATCAGATGAAATTTTTAAAAGCATAGGAAATTCTGTTGATAGATTAGATAGATTTTTTATGAATTTAAAAATAACACTTGCTAATAATCTTGGCCCAGCTTTTGAATATGTAACAATTGCTATGGAAAATTGGCAAAAAAAATCAAAAGAAACAATTGATAGATTTGCTGAAATTAGAAAAGAAGCTGGTTGGTGGGCGGCTTGGCTAGATAAAGAAGGTTTAAGAAAGTTTGAGTTTCCTTCACGCGGCTCTGTTCAAGATGCTACTATTCCTGGCATTATGTCAGGTATTGGCGGTATGGCCGCACCTAAAAAAGATGTTAGGGCAGTTGAACTTGATGAAAAACAAAAAGCAGAATTAAAACGATTAAAAGAGATTGCAGAAAAGCAAGAAGAATTTTATAAAAAAGAACTGCAAATTTCTGAAGCTAAAAGACAAAGAAATCAAAAGGAAGCTGAATTTGTTTTTCTTGCAGAAAACGAAAAAAAACTGCAATTAGAATTATTTGATATTGAACAAAAGCGCAAACTATTAGTTCTTGAAAAGAAAATGAATCAAGAACAAGCTAATGAATTTGCACAATCAGAAAAGAAAAGGGCGCAAGAAGCATATCAAATTGCTGAATCACAAAGAAGTTTTGAATTTGGTTGGAAAAAAGCTTTTGCTACTTATGCAGATAACGCTTCTAATGCGGCTAAATTAGGTGAACAAGCATTCGTATCTGTAACACAAAATCTTGAAACTGCATTAGATAACTTTGTGCAAACAGGCAAACTTAAATTTGGTGATTTAGCAAAAAGTATTATTAGCGATTTAATTAAAATACAATTAAAAGCGCAAGCTATGGCTATATTTGAACAATCAGGCATAGGTAAATTTTTTAGCGGTTTATTTGGCGGCGGTGGTGGTGGAAGCGGAATGTTTACAGGTTCTACAGGCGAAGTAGGCGGATCAATTCATATAGGTAAAAGAGCAAGTGGTGGCGATGTTGCAGGTGGCGCGCCATATCTTGTAGGTGAACAAGGGCCTGAATTAATGATACCAAAATCAAGTGGAACTGTTATTCCTAACAATCAATTAAGCTCTATGGGCGGTGGCCCTCAAGTAGTGTATAATGGGCCTTATATTGCAAGCATGAGTGCTATTGATACGCAATCAGCAACACAATTTTTATCAAGAAATAAACAAGCGGTATTTGCGGCTAATCAATCCGCTACAAGATCATTACCACAATCGAGATAATAATTATGTCATTAAATACAATATTAGAAGTTTCAGAATCAATTGCAATTAATGATCAAAAGCTTGTTGGTCAAGTTTTAAGTCGCAATCAACGCATCTCAACTTCCGAACTTCTTACTGTTCAACCTTTTGAATTTACTATGAATCCTATGAAGTATTTGCTTTATAGTCAAAATAGAGATTTGTTATCATCTTTGCGCGTAGCAGATAAAGCTACAGAGCAATATCTTAATTTTACAAATATTGGCTGGCTTAATTATGTGGCCTATCAAGGCGATATGACATTAGGCGAAATTGCGGCTTGTCAATGGCAAACATCAAGCGCTAATCAAACGCTTGTATTGGGTAGTTTGCCTAGTATATCTTCAGGTTCTTATATTGTTAAAAAAGGCGATTTTTGCCAAGTAGGCCGATATGCTTATATTGCAACGGCTGATGTTCAAAGAGGATCAGGCTCAACTGTTAATATTCCTGTTCACAGAAATTTAATTGATACTTTAGTAAGTGCAGTTGGCGCAGTTATTGGTCAATACGGAACAACTATATCTTTAGGTGGCACAAGTTATACAGGTGTTACATTTCCTGTTATATTGCGCGAATATCCAACCTACACATTAGTTCCTATGACTAATGATTCATTTATTTCTTGGAATGGCCCTTTTGTAGCTATTGAAGATGTGCTATGAATGTAATAACACCCGTAACTAATACTAACAATATAAGAATGGCAGACTTTGTTCGCGTTACTACGCGAGCAACTGTTATTGCTGGCAGTCTTATTATTGGTGAAACTTATACAGTTAGAACCACAGTTACAGGCGCAGGTTCGGCTACAGATTGGACATTAGTTGGCGCGGCCAATAATAATTACGGAACAGTTTTTGTAGCAACAGGTATTGGATCAGGCACAGGCACAGTTTATGAGGAAGTAATTTATAGATTTGCTACAACACCAAGTGCATTAACTATAGCCGCAGTTGATTCCGAACCTTTTGACGCATTAGGTGGATTAGTAAAAATTAATGATGTTCAAAGAGATATTAAATCGACTGCTAATGAAACAAGCATGACTATTGTTGGCATTGATACTGCTTTATTAGGATGGACATTAGGCCATGAAATAAAAGGTTCTTATATTGAAATGTGGCATGGTTTTTTTGATACTAATGGCGCATTAATAACTACAGGTGGCACAGGCGGTTTATATAAATTTTTTACAGGCTATGTAAATTCTTTTGCAATATCTGAACAATGGATGGAAGAAATAAGAATGTATGTTGGTGTAATTAGTATAGCCGCTTCAAGCATACAAATTATTTTACAAAATAGAACGGCTGGCAGATATACCAATGATAATGCTTGGATGTATTGGAATCCTACGGATACTTCTATGGAAAGAGTTGGTTTTATAGAAACTATAAATTATTCTTTTGGCAAGGATGTATGATAAGACAAGCTACAAAATACGACAAAATACAATTACAAAATATGATGCGAATGTTTAGGGATGAAAGCCCAATAAAACAATATAAAGACATTGATAATCCTGATTATTTTAATTCCATTATAGATAGTATTATTGCAGGGCGTGGAATAATTTTTTTAGAAGATAACATAGGATTTATTATGGGCATTATTAGTCCTATCGTATGGTGTGATAAAACTTTTGCATTGTATGAATTAGCATGGTATGTAAAACCTGAATACAGGCATAAGACAATAGGATATAAATTATTAAAAGCTTATATAGATAAAGCTAAAGAATTAAAAGAAGAAGGTAGAATTAAATTATTTACAATGACTAAAATGATAACTAGCCCTGATATTAATTATGCTAGATTTGGATTTAGTAAAATAGAAGAAAATTGGATGCAATGATTCGTTTTATATTAATTTTTTTAATTTGGTTTTTATATTGCTCTGAAGCTTTAGCGGCAGGTTCTATTATTGCCGCCGCT